CGAGATGGCGATCAATGATTGCCGCGACGATACGCTGCGGCGGGTTCTGGTAGACTTGCGTGTCCGGATCGAAGTTGCCGGGCTATTGGTTATTTCAGGAGCGAAAACATGAGCGAGCACAGCATTGCCGATATGACGCCGGAACAGTGGAAGGCACATCTAGCTGACCTAGCTGCGCTTCAACACGAACTAGAACGGTGCCCCATCAGCGATGGTGGCCCAGTTTATTCAAGCTATCTCATCAAATCGGCGGCCAGTTCATCCACGGCGGGATGACGCCGGTCCGGATCGCCCGCGCCAGATCCGGCGGCATCCACGGCCGCGGCTTTCGCGCTGCGACCGAGGCGGCAAAATCCGGATTATGCGCGAAGGCGTGATTTACTTGATGGTGACCGGTGGCGGCTTCACCGGCGTCACTGGCGCCGCTGCCGTAGGGGCGCCGTTGCTGCCCTCCAGCGCGGTGACAAAATCCTCGATATCGCCTAGCCCATTGCCGGCCTTATCCAGCGCGCCGTGGCTCTTGGTTTTGGCGGCCTGGCGCCGCTCCTGCAACTGAGCCGCCTTGGCGATTAGCTCGTCGGCATCGGCCTCCACGTCATGCTGGAGAACCTTCAAAGCTTGTAGTGCGCCTTGCAGTTTCGGCGTCATCGTGTTCTCCAGAAGATGTGGTTTTCGCTTCAGTATTTCGAGGCGGAGTTGCATGTGATGGATGGCGACAAAGGCGGTGAGCCGGTCCATCGGTCATGTCGGCGTCGGCAACGTGTTTGTTCGGTAGATCAAAGCACATCGACAATTGATGGTCATCGACGCCGGCGCGGTCCAATCGCCGGGGTACATGATCGGGCCTTCCGCAGAATCGAACGGCTCGTTCAAAGCGGCTTCTTCGCCGTCAAGTTCGGCGTGAGTGTCCCGCACGAGGTCGTCGCCCGCGGTGATCCATGTTTTTGTGACGGTGTTGGATCCAACCTTGCCGCTAGCAACGAATTGATTCCAAAGCTGATGATTGCCCGCGTTCAAGGCTCGGATCGATTCCGTCCGCGCGATGGTCTCGGACCTATATTTGAGATAGCGCGCCGAATAGCGCGAAACCATGTTGTCGATCTGGTCGCTTGAAAGTACAGACTCGCCACGAGCAGCACGAGCAACAGTCGGATCAAAGCGTCGGTCACGCAATTGCCGCGAAAGCGCATCGCGGGAGCCTTGCGTCAGGGCGTTGCGATAGTTGAGCACCGCCTGCGTCTGGCTGTCGGTCAGGCCGATGAACTGCCGGACGTCGCGGGCGGTGTCGATCGGATTGCGGCCAGATGCGACACCGGCCTGGATGGCGGTGCGCACCGAGGCCAGCGCGTCCTGCGACATCGCCCGGATCAGGCCCATTTCATAGGTGCGCAGGAAATCCACGGTTGTGGGGTTGGTGATGCCGAACGAGATATTCATTTCGCCGAGCGCATTGACGGCGGTCGCCGATTGCTGTGCTGCGTTCACCGCCGCCGCGGTGATGGCTTGCGCCACCGGCTGGAACCCTTGCGCGGTCAGTTGCGCGTCGACCACTGATATTGCCTGATCGACCCTGCCCTGCTCAAGCAGCGTCTTGATCTGGTTGATATCGATCTGGTCGCCGAGCCTATTGACCGCATCGATGAATGCTTGCCGGATCTCGGCGCTGAGCTGGTCGGCCTGGCGGAGTAAGCGGTCGAGCTCGGCTTGGTCGGCCGAGGACATCTTTGATATGATGGGAACCGGCAAACCAAACAATTCGCGCTTGATCGATTTGGGACGACGATACCGCCCCAGCCAGCGCGGGTCGAGGGCGGATTTGGCGACGACGAATTTCATTTATTGATGGTCCTCGAGGACTCGAACCCCGCTCCCACCCGCTTCCGCATGATGGTGTGCATTCCGCTACACTACTGGACCGACGGACACACTAGCCCCGTCAAGCCGACGCTGGCAAACGCGCTATTTCCCGCCAACCAGCGAAGTGTTGGTCATGAAGCTCTCGGCCGACAGGTCGGTGGTGTCGCCTCCGACATCGGCGCCAAACTCGTCAACAGCGGCCTCGTTCGCGCCTCCGCCCGGCATCTGGATATTGAGCGCGGTCTGCTCTGGCGGCTCCGGCAGGCCGGCCACGTCGGCCAGGTGCTCGGAAAGCTCATCATTCGGGAACAGCGGCGCACCGGCAGCCGCAAGCTGCTGGACGTACGTTCCAAGCTCGGCGAGGTCGACCGGCGCGACGCGGCCCGGCTTCATCTCCGGCATCAGGTCATACGGCAGGCCGTTATAGGCCCATATCCGCGGCAGCATGAAGCGGTTCATCACCGCGGCGATCTGGTTGAGATAGGTTTCGCAGGCGCGCAGGAACAGTTCGGATTTGTTCTTCGACAGCGCGTAGCTGCCCCTCTGGTCGCCTAGCGTGATGAAATCGGCCAGGGCGCTCATGGCGATGTTGCGGTTATAGCGGGCGATCACTGGGTCGGTGTCGATCGCGCGGCGGCCGCCGGTGGACAGAAGCTTGACTTCAACGAGGGGCGCAGCACTGGGATTGCCAAGCGCATCGGGCCAGCGGTCGGACGGGATGACGATGCCGCCCTGCTGGTTGAACTTCACGTCACGGGCGATCTGATCGTATTGCGCCTTGATCACCTTCTCAGCGTCGGATGCGTTAGCCGAAAGATACTTCGCCGGGATCGATACAAGAGGCAGGCCACCAAGCTCACGCTCGATGCCGATCGCCTCGTAATCCTCTACGGTTTTCTTGATGTACCACGGACGATAAGCAGCTCGAAGGATCGATTTTCCTTCCGGGCTATTTTTGACGGACGTGGTACGGAACAGCAGCGCCCGCTCGATCGGGATGTAGAGCAATTGCCCGCCCTGCGGCGGCATCTGCCATAGCCCGTCAATGCCGCCGTCTGGCTGCATCTGCCAGCGCATCATGGAATCTTGCGACCGGATCGGCAGTTTGCGGATGCCAATGCGGCCGTCGGTGAACTTCGACCGGGTCGATCCGTCTTTCTGATCGGGGCCAACCCGGCGCTTGAGCACCAGCTCGTGATAGGACCAGCCAAATGAGAGCATCGACATGATCTCGGAGACCGTGTCCTCCCAGGTGTGGCTCATGTCATCGAGCAGCGATCGGGCGAATTCGGCTTCTTTCTCGGCTTTCGGCGTATCGTTTGCCGGCTCGACCCCCCAATCCCCCCCGCGCCGGAC